ATGGCATCAACACCTGAATTTAACATAAATAAGATACAGAGGGTTCCGATTAACAGAAACAGATTGTTTTATGGTGAGGATTCTTTCAAGTTTGAACGTGATATTGGTAAGAACTATGTTGAACAGGATATGAATCAGACAGCTGTGTTGTATCGTGTTGACATATCAAAAACCAATATTGACGCTGTATATGGTGAAAGTGTTAATGATGTTGTATTCAAAACACCTGTTGAGTTTCATTGTGTGTATAAGATTGAACAACCAGAGTTGAAGTCTTATGACAAGACGAAGAATCTCGGTACATATATGAAAACAGGCAAACTTACAATTGGTGTATATCAGGAGACTCTAACTGAACTTGGTATTGAGATTACAGTTGGCGATTATATTGGCATACAGGTTACGCCTGAACATATGGAATTCTTTACTGTCACAAATGACGGAAGAAATTATTATGACAATGCGCATACGTTGTTTGGCACAGCACCTTTATACAGAACGATAAACTGCGCACCCGTTGATACATCTGAATTTAAAGCATAATTATGGATAGATACACATTAAATAAAATGTACGCGCCTGCTGGTAATTTTAGAAAACAGTTCAAGAAATTACTTGGTGTTGATATATCACCTTATCATATACATATGGTGCTTCAAAATCTTGGAATTAAACCTATTACAACTGAATATTTCGGAAAACCGAATATTTCGTTGTATAATATTAATCAGGTTAAGTATTTATTGGATAATAATAAGGATAAAATAATAGATGCTGTTAGAAACATTGAAAAATTGTCTGAAAATAAAAATAGTAACAATAATAATATGAGAAAAGTAATTTTAACTGAAAGTGATATTCATAATATCATACGTAATTCAGTAAACCGAATATTGAAAGAAGATGCAAGCGGTCATATATTCTATGACCCTTCACAAGGTGAAGGCGATGAGAAAGAAGAATGGGAAGAAGCCGGATTGAATATATATGACTTATCAATGGTTGAAGACCCAGATATTGCTGAATTCCACAATTCTACAGAAGGTTATACAGTTTATTTTAACGATGACGAATTTGGAGAGGTGTGGTTTGACGAACAATTGGACTGTTATCGAGGCGTTTCCGATAATATATTGTTCAATGGATATAAAAGAGGTTTTGAAGGTATGAGACTTAATGATGTCTTTGAGGACATTATGGATAAGACAGCAGACGCTATACTCAACGAGGATGAGTATGAAGACGAAGATTACGATGATGAATATTACGATGAAGATAATTTTTGATTAAATAAAAAAATATGAGAAGAAAAATAAGGTTAAATGAGAACGATATAAGAAGAATCGTTAATAAATCGGTAAGAAGAGTTATAAAAGAATCTTTTGATGATGATTGGAATGATATGATTGACAAACGTTCAAGTCAAGGACTTCTTAACGGTTTTGAAATGAAGAATCCTGAAGGTGAATGGGAATATGGAGATATTACATATGACCCAAATACAGGCACAATGTCCTGTATGGGTGTTGAAATAGAAGTTGACCCAGATATGACAATAGACCAAAATCTTGAGACATTGTACGACGAACTGATGAACGCCGGATATAATGACGGAGATTATGATGAAGACGATGCTGATTATTAACATTTATAAAAAATAAATTCATTTTTTGATTTTTTTTGTTAAAAATTGTTATAATATTGTATTTATATTAAAAAAGCAAAATATTAATGGCTAGGAGATATATTGACAGTTTGCTCGATGCTATGACATTCGGCAAAAAATATTTAGCAGAGTCCGTACTTTGGGAAGATTACGACTACCCAGATGAATATGGAGATATGCCACAGGAAGAAATGCCTATGCGTGGAGGACAACCACCAATGGATGGCGGTATGCAAGACCCACGTGGCGGAATGAAAAGAAATGGCGGAGAAGACGAAGAAATGCAAGGACAAGACTTGTCAGCACAAGACGAGAGAATCTCACAGATTAGGGAAATTGCATTGGATGGTCTTCAGGAATATTGCGAGGACGTTGACTCTGAAATGTACCAGTTTTATAAGAAGGTATGGCTTATGTGTGACAAAGCCGTCAGTGAAAATGATTCTGCCGGAGATTAATGGCAGTTTAATTTAAAAATAATTTTTTTAGAAAGAAATAGATATGTCAGATTTACTTTTGAAAATGCCGCTCGATTTTGAGCCGCTAAGAAAAAATAGATGGCTGTTCAGGTTCCCAGCAGATTTAGGTGTTCAGGAATGGTGGTTGTCAAGCGCATCCAGACCTTCAATCACACAAGATGAAACGGAAATACCTTTCCTGAACACATCAACATACGTTGTTGGTAGATATAAATGGGATACAATACAAGTAACTTTCCGTGACCCAATTGGACCATCAGCATCACAAGCATTGATGGAATGGGTAAGACTTCACTCTGAAAGTGTCACCGGTAGACAAGGATACGCAGCAGGATATAAAAGAGACATCGAACTTGAAATGCTCGACCCAACAGGAGTAGTCGTTTCAAAGTGGATTCTTAAAAATACAATGCTGACCAACGTTAACTTCGGTGACCTGGACTATTCTTCCAGTGATTTAACGACCATACAGGCTACATTACGGTTTGATTACGCTATACTTGCATTCTAATTCTTTGATTATCAAGCAGTTATAAAATGGTTTAATAAACATTTCTTACTGCATAAAATTAGGGTTACTAAAATAGTAATATATTTTTTACTTGAATATATAAAAGAGCGTTCTATTTAATTGGAACGCTTTTTTTGTTTTATGTGGTATTTATAAGAAAAAATGTTATAATGGAATTAATACAGCCTAAACCATATTTGAATCGATTAAGATTGAGGAATCACGCCTTTGGGGAAGAGAGAAGGCGTAATATGTCTAAGATTATATTGGAAAGGGGTACTCCTTTTCCATTGCCTATTACGTATGAGGATATTGACCAGACTTTTTTCAATTGGGTTGAAAAGGAGTTGTCTTTGTCTTATAATGGTAAGGAGATACCTACGTATCGTTTATTTTCCAATCAGAGGATAAATGAGTATTCTCAGACTTGGGAGAATCTTGATGAAACTGGTAATATTGTTATGAATTTCAAGACGATAACGAGGGAGAACAACCCTCAACACGGAGAGAGTCAGGGTGGTTCTTATAATATTCCTGGTCATAAGGATTTTGCTATGTTTTATGTTCCTGTATTGCAGGAGAATGGTGAGGAGGCTTATGATTTATATTCAATGAAACAGCCGTTCGCAGTTAATTTTGTATATACATTGAATTTTGTGTGTAACAAGTATGAGTTATTGAACAGATTCAATGAGAAGATTAACTATGAGTTCAGTGGTTTGGAGTGTTATATATTCCCAAATGGTCATTCTATGCCTATGACGTTGGATTCAATATCTGATGAGTCTGAATATTCGATTGATGACAGGAAGTTTTATTCTCAGACTTACACGATAAAGTTAATGGGTTATATCATAAGGAAAGAGGACTTTAAGGTCACTCATTTGCCTTCAAGGATGATTGTTAGGTTTCTTGATGTTTACGACGGTGATGGAAAGAAGATACCAAGCAAGAGAGACAGTAGGTATGACCTTGGAAGTGATTATGGCAAGATAACTGATATTGAGATGTATGGTAATGTTGACGTATGTGATGTGAAAGAGATTTCTGACATTAACAATGGAAGACCAAATGTTGTATTGAAGGAGGACGAGATACCAGATTCTTGTTGTTACGAGGAGGATAGTGATGATAGTCATTATTATAACAAGAAACTTACTGTATTGATAACCATACCTAATTGTGAGAAAGAGTTGACTTTCACTATGGACACAGATATGGTTGTGACTTCAATTGAAACTGAGAACATATATGATTTCCTTATGTTCTTGAATGAGGAGAAAGTTGATTTTGATAAGGATGTCAAGATTTATGATGGGGATGAGGTTAAGATAAAACTGTCATTTGATGATGAATATAAGGGCGGGACAATGACAATAATAGGCTATGACCCTAACGTTGTGTTAGATGACAGAAATAATCCGGAATCTGAACTTGATGCTGACGTATCAGAGGAAATCATTGAGATTGGCGGTTAACTTATAATTATCCTCACTATTTCAATCACGCCGAATGTTATCCATATGAAAGATATGAATACCATAGAGTTTAGAAATATGTACCTGATGCGTATCTTATCATAAATGTTCAGCTTGGACGTGTCAAAAGCCATAAGCAACGCCAAGGCAATCATCATTATGATGATTGACAACATTAATATCACAATTAAACAACAGCAGCCCATTTTTATAAATTATTTTATCAATTAAAAATTCTCTTCCGTTAATAAATATTGCAAAATTAGGTTTTTTTAACAATTTTTATGAAAAAAAAGATGAAAATTAATGATTTGATACAAAAAGAGATGGAATATATGAAAAACGTAAGTGAAGGATTATCAATATCTGATATGGTTAAGTTGAAAAAGATATCTGATATCACTTCAATATATTTCGATTCACTTGCAGAATATTCCAATAATCATACAGTTGAGGAACTTGACGAATATAAGAAAAAATTAGACAATGAGGAC